AATATAAAGGTTATTTAAATCTAAAAAACCCTTTATGGAATGGTTGGGCTAACCCATATTTTACCAAAGAGGTTAGAGATAAATTTATTGCAGATGAAGAAAAACTTTTGGGGTGGTCAGAAGAAGAAGTTATACAAGAATTGAAATCTATTGAGCCGACTTACGATAGCTACGGAACTGAACTCTACTACTTTGGTCAATTTTTGTGTTGGGATATGGAAGAAGATTTTACCGAAGAAGAAATCAAAACTATTAAACAATACAGAGGAGTGAATGATGGATAAATTTAATTTGTTTAACTATATGTGTGACATTCTTAACAATTTTTATGAGAAAAATAAATTAGAACATGTTTGTGCTTTAGAAAGCATAATTGGTCGAAACTACAAAACCCAAGAGCAAAAAGAATGGCTCGAAAGATTTAGTAGAATATGGGAAAAAGTAGAAGAAAGAGAAAGTAATAGAGGAGATGAATGATGAGTAAAGAATTTAAAGATTTTTATAAATGGTCGTCTGATAAGTTAAATGAATTAGTTAGTCTAGACCATACAAGCAAAGAAGCAGAAAAAATAAAAATAGAAATGGGATATTCTGCTGATGCTGACTATTGGGATATAAACCATGATGTAGTAAAGATAAGAGATGTTTTTGATTGGTATGAAGAATGGAAACAAAAGGAGATAAAAGATGAGTAAACCAACACTTGAAGAACTAGGGATAACTCACGACACAATAATTATTGAAGTTGAGGGTGGTCTTATACAAGAAATCCATAACGACAGTAATGGGGCAGTCATATTCGATTGGGACAATATTGCAGTTGATGAAGAACTTCATGAAGACCAAGAAGAACAAAGACTTGATGATATGTTATCAGCAATAGCAAGGGGGAAATGATGGATAAATTAACTATGCACGAACTTTGTAAAAGAATAGATGCAGAATTTTATGATGTGGATTTATCAGTACATGATAGCCCCACAAAAGGAACTGTAGCAGTTGTATATTTTTATGAAAATAAACTAGAGGAGATTAATAATGAGTAAGGAAGTTTTAGAAGGTAAAAAATTTAATGATTTTAAAGAAGATTTAGATAAGGTTTTGGAAAAATATTATCCAAATACCGATTACGAATGGGAGCATTATGATGACGATTGGAATGGTGTCTTATCAACAGATATAGATACAAAATGGCGATTAGTAAAACTTTATTTAGATATAAAGGAGATGAAAGATGATGAATAAAAAAGAGTTAGAGAAAAATAATTGGACTGTTGTTCCAAATGGTGTCTGGTTTGGTGTTGATTACGCTGAATCACATAAAGTAAATGTTTTGCAACTATTAACCGATATTTTAGATTTAGATACAGATGCACAAGGTTATGACTTTGTTGTGTGTGCCTACAGAAAAGAGGAGATAAATGATGATGAAAAAATATAGATTGACAGCTACCTTACCTGTTGTTGTTAATGCTTATGTCGAAGCAAAGTCTATTGATGAGCTTTGGACAAAAGTAGAAAACAAACAAGCTATATGGTTTTCAAGTGAGCATGATAAATCTTTTTTACATAATGAAGATATATATGATTATGAATTAGAGGAGAGTGAATGATGAGTGCTGAGATAGTGACTGATTACGAAATTATAAATTACAAAAAATTTAATTGGTATGACACACAAGCATACAAATTTAGTGGAGATGATAACGATAATTATATCTATGGGTATGTTCAATGGTATGGAAATCAAAAGTTAGACCAAGCTTTAGACTATGCAGATGATGATGTTTATTGGTCTTGGTTTAAAACCGAAGAAGAAAGAGATAAACATTTAAATAAGGAGATGAATGATGAGTAATACTATGGATATTGGCAATAGATGTGTTGATTGTGGCAGAGATACTTCTTTTGGGAGTGGGCTATTTGTAAATAGGATACCAGCAGACGCAGAGTATGAAAGTTTTTATGCAGGTGAACAGGTATTCAAGGACGGTCAATATAGAGAGGGGTATTTATGCCCTGATTGTTCGGGATTGGATTGTGATAGATGCGATAAAATGATTGCACTAGATGAAGATATTACACCAGATGTATTAGGATTTGAACAGGATAGTTTTTCTGATGGAGCATATCGAGTTCATTATGAATGTCTAACAGCAGATGAAAAAGAAATTTACGATAAAGGGCGATTCGGACAGTTACACCCGAATGATGTTGAAATGTATATAAACCGTCTTAAAAAGACTAAGGAGAATCAAGATGACAATACTAATACATAAAACAGAAGAACAAATTATGTTTGAAAACTTTGATACTAATGAAAG